CAAAGGTTGACGGATCTATGTATTTTCTTCCAAGAGAGAATACATCCGGCAACTACTACGACACCGGTTTGATAAGCAAGCCTTTGATTCCAAAAAGTGGATATGAGCTGCTTATCGAACTGAATGTTGTGGCAACAGACATTAAAGGTCTGACTATCAATTTTGGAGAGGTTTATCCTACACGCTTTGACATTCTGACAAGTAGCGGGCAGCGAATAGAGATTACCGACAATGATATGTCAGAGTTTAGTACAGAACAGGTATTAGAGAATACCACCTATATCAAATTCATCTTCTATGAGATGAAAAATCCATATTCCAGACTGAGGATATATTCAATCCAGTTGGGTTACGGTCTCGTGTACTATAACGAGGACATTATGGATTCTAAATTAGACAGTTACATATCCCCGATTTGTGAGGATGTTCCGCAAATAGATTTCATGGTTAAGTTGCAGAACTACGATCAGTATTTCAATGTTGACAATCCGAACTCTGCAATCAACTTTTTGGAGACAGGGCAGGAGATGTATGTCTGGTACGGTTATCAGTTGCCGAACTCAGACGCTATCGAATGGATAAGAGGGGCAAAGTTACAGTGTAGTGCATGGGAAAGCGATGATTACTCGGCAACGATAAGGTGTCAGGATCTTTTCAGAAACATGGATGAGGAATATTACAAAGGCTGCTATGCTCCGGCAGGAATCACATATTACCATGCAGCAGAATTGGTCTTTCAGGATGCCGGAATTGAGGAATACTACATTGATCCGTACCTCAAAAAGTCAACCACAAAAAACCCCATACCGAGGGTTAAGCACAAAGAGGCTTTGCAGATTATCGCTAATGCCTGCAGATGTGTTCTTTCACAGAACCGGTACGGCAGACCACAAATTAAATCCTCATTCGCACCGGAGTACGACATAACGTGCAACGGAGAGACAGAGTATTCCCATGTTCGGAATATAAAGAGTGAGACTGCAAAACAGGAGTACGCTTCATTTGCACACAACTACACCACTGTAAATGCAGAAATGTATTATCTCCCGGAGAACCAGAGTAAGGCAGATAAGTATACCGGATATATTTCATTACAGCAGTCCAATAAGGATTGCCTATTTGAAGAAAATCCGATTATCTACATAACTCAGGAAACCGCCTGTATGTACTATGGTTTGCAGTTAATGTTTGGCTCTACACTGCCTGACGGAATTATATTCAGGACTTTCAATGACGGCAAAAAGGTGGATGAGTATGAGGTAAATTCGGACATTACAAAGAGGCTGATAGTACAACACGATTTTGATGATTTTGATTTGATGGAGATTGAGTTCACAAAGACAAAAGAACCATTCAACCGCATAGTCGTTGATTACTTCTCATTTGGCGATATAACGGATTTTACAATGGAAAGGCAGGATATGACCTCTTCTCCAAAATCAATCAAACAGGAGCTTGTCAAGGCAGTCAGAGTGCCATGCTATTCCTATCAGAAAGGAACTGCGGAAGAAACTCTTATTAGTGAAGAGACGGAGGCAGTAAAGGGAGATATTCAGACGTATTATCTCGGAGATCCGACTTATGGATGCAGAGCTACGTTCAATTCCTCGGCATCAAACGTCAGCATCATAGAAAGTGGAGATTATTATGTGACAGTTAAGTTTCTGATTACTGGCAAGTACCAGTTTGAAATTATAGGACACAGATACAACATTGTTGAGCAGTATGCCGTAAAAACGCTCAATAGCAGAGGAAAGACCATAACATGGAAAAATCCTTTGGTAAGCGATATGGAAACGGCAAACCACTTGGCAGACTGGCTTGGGGATTATTACAACGCCGGTATTGAGTACGAATACAATACCCGTGGAAATCCAGAGATTGATGCGAACGACATTGTTTATCAGGAGAACGCATACCGCCCTGGATTAAAGGTCAATATCTATCGCCACATTGTTAATTTCTCACAGAGTTTATCTGGAAAGGTAATTGCCCGTAGGGTATCAGAAAAATAAGAACAGAAAGGAAGAGGAAAATGAATGGCTATTAAATCCGTACAGGCTATCGTAAATGGTGTGACTACCACACTCACATACGACAGCGCATCAAAGACTTACAAGGCTACGCTTACCGCTCCGGCAAAGTCCTCATACAATCAGTCAGGACATTATTACGGAGTACAGATCATCGCCAAGGATGAGGCCGGCAACACGACTACCGTAAACCAGTCGGATGCCACACTCGGAAGCAAGCTGAGGCTTACGGTAAAAGAGAAAACCGCACCGGTTATCACAATCTCTTCTCCGACAGCATCACAGTTACTTACGAGCAATCAGCCGACAATTTCATTCACAGTCACAGATGATGATTCTGGTGTCAATCCAGATACAATCAAACTGCTTATTGATGGTTCTGAAATATCTGGAATCACAAAGACAAAGACAACGTCCGGTTATTCATGCAGTTATAAACCGTCCACAGCACTTTCAGACGGTTCACACACCGTTGTTGTAAAAGCATCCGACTATGACGGCAATGCAGCTACTCAAAAGAGTGTTTCATTCAAGATCGATACTGTACCGCCTGAGTTATCAGTTACAAGTCCGGTAAACAAACTCGTCACGAATAAAACCACAGTAACGGTAGCCGGAACTACCAACGATGCAACATCAAGTCCGGTTACACTGACAATCAACGGCAGTGCAGTAACTGTATATGACGATGGTACTTTCTCAAAGGATATAACCCTGAAAGATGGCTCAAACACCATTACCGTTGTAGCAAAGGATGGAGCCGGAAGAACCACGACCGTCACAAGAACAGTAACCCTCGATACAAAAGCACCGGTTATCTCAGATGTTTCATTGGCACCGAACCCGGCGGATGTCGGAGCAACCTATGTAATTTCTGTTTCGGTAACAGATTAGGCGGTGCGGCATGGCAGCTAACATATTGGTAAGGGACGTTACGATAAGTCCAAACCCCGTGCAGGCAAAGGGGAAATACACAATCTCAGTTTCCATTGAGGAACTGAAAGGCGTTGCATTTGTCGGCAATTATGTTGGCTCCTATGTCAATATATCAGACAAGGAAATTCCTGATAAATTGCCACTGGCATACATTGGCAATTACACCAAAGGATAGGAGGCGATGAATAATGGCTGATATAGCAAATGTCACAGGAACACTTGACGATAAAGAACTGAATTTTCAGCACTCTATCGGAATCGTATATAAAGCCTCCGCAAGCATAGATGGTTCGGAAAAGGATCATGTAGCCGTATTGACGGCAACGGATTCTGCCGGGAATAGTACAACGGAAACAATGGTTATTTCTATCTCGGGTTCCTGGACCACTCCAAAAACAGATTGGTACGGTTACACAGACGATGATGGGATTTATCACGGAGACCGGTTCAACACGGAGGATTTCAACCGGATAAAGAACAACCTCGCATATCTCAGAGAGATAGCCGTGGCAATGTACCAGGAGTTTTCCATAAATGATCTGGGAGACGATAGGAGCAAAGACCAGTATTTTTATGCGGATGAGATAAATCAGTTGGAAGAAAACATTAAGCTCATAGCTGAAAACACATTTAAGCCGGACATAGGGGAGAACCCCTTATACACAGCGAATGGAAAGATTTTTGATTTCAACGAACTCAACCGCATCGAAAGCCTAATTTTGGATTTATTCAATCAGTTATTAAACCAATACAGAGGTCGGCAGATGCTTACCTTTAACTTTGGCATAAGGAGGGAGGCGTTCTAAGTGGCGTGGGAACGATTAAAGACAGACTACAAGGATGCCGTATGGTCCGGTCTGCGGAAGTTCATACCTATTGATAATGGGGACGGCAGTTATTCCGTAAAAGATGTGACCCAGTACACGGTGTACGATGAATCGTTTTTCGGTGCGTATGATGCCAACCGCATCAATACAGCCGTCAACGCAATCATGGCAGCATTGGAAAACGGAACAGATTTGTATGAGGTATTCACAGAGTTTTTTGAGAACCAGAAAGTTGAGTTTGACAAGAGAGCAAATCTGGATCTCGACTCATTCAATATCTTTCTCGACAATTTGCAGGCAACGGCAAATGCGGATGTTGTGCAGTTAAAGAAAGACTACACATCTGAAATGACAACGTTTGAGAACAATCAGGAAATATTGTTTAATCAATGGTTTTCAATGATTAAAGATCAGTTGTCAGCGGATGCAGCCGGAAAATTGCAGAATGAAATCAACGATGTGGAAACCCACATCAGAAACCTTGCAGTGAAGATACATTTCAACGATACCGTTGGAACTGCTGCTGCAATAACTGTACAAAATGTAACATCCGGTAACAAATATACTGTTACAGATTATACTCAGCCTTTGTATCTCACAGAGGCAGGAGAGTACACAATAAGCATTGCGAATGACAACTATATAGTTGCCCCGAAAACATTTTCTATCAGCAATGCGGATCTTATGACACATAAGACTTTCAGAATCATGGACGGCAACGGATTGGCGTTTGTCGATGGTTTTGTAGGAGCCTATGTAAATAAATAACGGAGGTATACAAAATGAGAGATTTCCCTAAGAGACTTGCAACCGCCGAGGACATTAGAAATTGTAAATCCTTGGTGGATGATGGCGCATTTGCAGCAAAAGACCTGTTGGAAGCCATCGAAGATCTTGAAAGCATGAATTATCTTCATTGCCCGGTTCTTGCGGTAGGAGAGGATAAGAAAACTGTTACCATTCACTATTGCGCTGAGGCAAAAGCAAATACAAAGGCGATTGTCGGAAATAAGACGGTAACAATCACAAACGTAACACATGAAGAGGGCGAATCGGATGAGATTACAGGAGAGAAACAGTTGGAAACGACCATTATCTCCACATCCGCTATGGTATCTGTGGATGCAACAGAAATCGCAGTTACCGCACCATACACCATTTACGACAGTCTCGGCATGACGGCCGAAGAACTGAATCAGATTAAGGAGGAATTGGCTAATGAGTAAATTCTACGGTTATGATGAAGCAATGGAAAATGACATTGCGAAGATAACCACCCCGAAACTTGCGCTTATGTCCGATGTCGTTGCATCTGACAAGAAGTTTATTCGCATGGAGAACGGTTCCCTTACTGTTATCGCAGGAGTTTTGATTGCGGTAGGTAATTCTGTTTTTAAGACAGAAAAAACCACTCTTACAGCGAGCAACTTGGACGGAACAGCAACTAAGTTTGAGGTGGGAAAGGACTATTGCATTTATATCTGCGATCCTACCGGTGGAGATGCCACAAACTTTGCCGCAGAACAGTATCGTATTTCCCTTAATACGACATATCCAAACGGTTATACGGCAGTTACATCAAGAAAAATCGGTGGCTTCCATTACGGCGTAGTCAGAAAAACAAATAGTTCCGGTATTCCAATCAGCGCATCAGGCGCGGCATTAGGAAGTGGATGGGAAACAAACGTAGCTGAGGGCATTGTACCTAATTCCGTTTGGACTCTTCTCCACAGGCCTACTTGCGATCCTACCGGAATGGTATTCATAGGACCGTTCTGGGGCGATATTTACCTTTCATCAGATAACGGAGCCAGTGGTTTGCAGAGCAAAAAGGGTGTTGTGCCGATTACTGGAACAGAGGGATTAAACTGGTATATCGCCAATGAAAGAGCTATGAGAGTAGGCAAGAGACTTCCAACCTACGCTGAGTTCTGCAAAGGCGCATACGGTTCTCCACAGGGCGAAGATGGTAACAACACATACGCATGGTCCGCAACTTCCAATACGGCAAGAACCGCCTGCGGAAATGTAAAGAACGCAGTTTCCGCAACGAATGTTCGCGACCTTGTTGGAAACGTATGGAAGTGGCTTGATGAGTTCATTCACGACCCTACCGGATCAGCATGGAACTGGTATGACGTTATGAGCGGACAGAAAGTTGGCCAGCTTTACATGGCCAACAACACTGGCTTGCGCGCGCTCATTGGCGGTGGCGGCTGGAACTACGGGGTTCACGCTGGTTCGCGGGCTGTGTCTTGCAACTATTCTCCGTGGGACGTG